ACGTCCCTCATGCACTATCAGGCAGGGACATTCTGGATTCATGGGAATTATTGAAGACCAATGCTATTTTCAAGAAAATCTCTTTCTTGATTACAGCAGCAATGTCCAGTTCCATATGTCGAATTAAGGAAGTTAAATTCGATATTGCAGGAATCCCCTTGATCGCTTTCGAAGCGATGAAGACACAACTCAAGGCGTCTGATCTTATTGATGCCTTGATTCAAACATTTGTCTGGGTTTCTGAAACTGGATGGGCTTGTTTGAAGGAAAAATCACTAGCCCCCATACTTTACCAGGACCAACGTATCAAGGAATATACAGAAAAATGCAATATTGTCGTGGCTTACGCCTCGACAGCCATGGCAGGAAACCTTGATAATCAATGCCCAACACCAGATTTGGCAAGCTATGAAAGGTTGCTAGATCAATGTCTTAAAATGACTGGTGATATACAGCGGGTGACGTCGTCACCTGGTGTTCGTGAGGTATTGCAGCATAAATATGCTGCTTTGGTCCAAATCAAAGCTGACGTGGTCAATAAGCGACGAAATACCGCTTTCCGCTTCGCACCAATTGGCTTCAGCATTTACGGAGAATCGAGTATTGGGAAGTCCGACATTTCACTTTTGACGATGAAAACGTCGTTGAGTGCTATGGACTTCAGTGATGCACAGGAAGGGTTGGTCACTCTCAATGAATCTGATAAATTTGACAGTACGTATACGTCGGATGTTGTCGGAGTATTAATTGATGACGCAAACAATGCAAGTTCAAAATTTGTGGAAAAGTCTCCCACTCAAAAATACATTCAGTTTTTCAACAATGTTGCCGCACAAGCTGTGAAAGCGGAACTCAACGAAAAAGGATGTGTTTTTATTGATTTTAAGTGTGGAGTTTTGACAACGAATACGAAGACTCTCGGCGCACAATATTATAGTAACTATCCTGTTGCTGTATTGCGTCGATTCTTCCATGTTACTGCAATCGTCAACCCGACCTATCGCGTTCCGAATGGGACGAGTCTTAATGTTAATCATCCAGCTATCCTCAATGCGCCTCCTGGCACATTTGTGGACGTTTGGTTATTCGACATTGAGGAAGTCGTTCCGAATGGGACCGCCATGGGACAATTTCAACCAGTTGTATTAGATTTCAATGACGGGAATGGATCAGTTCCCTGTTCACAACTTAATTTGGCGAAATATTTAGCAGCTATTACTATGTTGTCTGCTGAACATAAAACACGACAAACTCGACAAGTTACACGAGCTTCTCAGTTGGAATCTATGCGCTGTTGTCAGGGTTGTAATATGATACAGCAATTCTGTCAATGCCCACAATTCACCCCACGACCACAAGCATTTGTGGAATCGTGCGCTACTTACGTAGTAAGAACTTTCTTTAATGAGGTTTTCAAGCGCGTTTTCACATTTTGTAGCCCTTTTCTCTCGGGAATGATTTATTCACAAGCACGCCACTTTCTGCCAATTAAGGAAGTACAAGATTTGTTTGACACTTCTGTCCGACGAACTGTTCCGCTTTTGGCCACATATGCCCCGGAAATCGTTTTTCATAACACGTATTTCCAACGGTTACTTGGAATGTTTGAACAAAGATATCATTATTTCAATGTACAACGGGTGCAACAACTTGTGAACAATTTTCTGCCTCTCTTTTCTATTTTTTGTTTTTTTCGATTTGGAATTTCTGGTGGTTGTTGTGCTTTTGCATGCGGTTGGTTTTTAATCATCGTTTGCGAAAGTATGATAGTTAAAGAACGCGAACATCTGCGTGAAATCCTAGTACAACGACGAGATGAAGCTCTAACAGATTATGGGAAAAGAATTCGTGATCGTTGGGCTGTTACTGGAGTTCTCGCTACAGTTAGCATGATAGGAATTGTTGTCGCTCTCAAAGCTTGGAATGCTTCCCGAAGGAAACCACATTCTATCCACAATCCAG